CATAAAACTTCTTGGAACAAAATCAGAAGGAATAATGGATAGATATAAGGAGCTGCAAAAATCTGGAGCAATTGTATTTTCAGAGAAAGATGGTAAATGGTTAACTACTGAAGAGATGCAAAAGAAATCTGTATCAAGAGGTGTAGCAGGACTATCAAAAGCTCAAGTTGAACCGTTCGATGAAGGAACAAAATCTAAAGCAGGTGAGATCGATTTTAGTAAATATACATTAGATAACGATTGGTTTTCTGATCCGAAAGATCTCCCAAGTGCCCAATATGGTGCTGCAATTAGAAAGACTGGAGCTTTGATTGGGCATCAAGGTGAATTTGTTGGAAGTCCTAAGGTTCTTGCTGATGTATTAGAAAAAGGAATCTCAGCAAAAACAAATGAAATACTATCTAATACACAACCTTTCCTTCAAGAGATATCTCAATCTGGGCCAATTATTAGTAGAGCAGCTCTTGCTGTAAAAGCAGCAGCAGATTCAACATTACAGGCACAACAAATAGCTAAGGCAGCAACTGATTCATCCAAAGAAATGGTTGCTAAAATGGCTGAAATAAATAAAGAATCAATGGGTGACGTTATTTCAAATGTAACAAACATGGTTGTGAGTAGTAATAATACTATGGCACAAACTATGCAGAACTCTGGTGCAAATAATAGTGGTGGGGAAATCGATCCGTTTATGGGAGAGATTCTCAGAAATGTGCTTCATGGTAATTTATCTTAGGAGAATTATTTAGATGACAATTGACATTAAAAAAATGCTACCGATCATAGGGATGCCACCTGATAATATAGATAAAAGAACAACCGATATAATTAGAAATTCCATGCCTACAGCAAAGATTTGGCCAGGAACCCCATCATTTACAAAGGGTCCATCAATATTCAGAGTTCAAAGAAACTCTGCTAAGTACAATGATCATCTTGAAAAACTTGGATTTAGATATGAACCTCCAATTGAAATAGCATTTTTAGCTGATAATTTTCCTTCTGATTCGTTCACAAATGAATACGGTGAAAGTTTTCTCAATAAAATGACTGATGTTGTCTCGTCTGGATTTTCTGAAATCAACCAGTTTTTCGGCTCAACTAATGCAATCAACACGATTAAAGGTATTACAAAAAATGCTGCAGGTCAAGGCGGGGTTATTGGAACAGTTGGTGCAGGAGCTATGGCTGGACAAAAAGCACTAGGAGAATTATCTGAAAGTATAGGTGGCGCTACTGGCAAAAATCTTGCTAACATGTTTGGTAAAATGGCAGCTGGTGGACGATGGGACTTCCCACAGGTATGGAAAAATAGTGGATATCAACCATCATATTCATTAACTGTTCGATTATTCAATCCAAACCCAGGAAATGATACAGCTACAAAAACTTTTATCTCTGGACCTTTAGCTGCAATTCTGTTACTGGGGTTACCACTTTCTGATGATGGTCAAATGTATAGTTGGCCATTCTTTCATCATGTAAAGTGTCCTGCTATATGGGATTTAGAAGCTGCTGTGATAACAAATATTACTGTTATTAAGGGTGGAGATCAACAACAAATTGCCCATAATCAAAGAATGGGAATCGTTGACGTAAGGATTGATTTTGGGAGTCTATATAATAGTATAATTGTAGCACCAACATTAAAAGATAAGTCAAGAACAACTCTTGAATCTTATATCAATTCATTAACTGATTCCCCAAAGACCACTGTTCATTATGATGATAAAGAAGGTGAAGTAACTCAAACTGGTGGCGAAGGAATAAGTGGAAGTCTTGGTGGGGTTTTTGATGATGTAGCGAATAGAGCAGGTGAAGTACTTACTAATTCTACAGGCATAAATGTTAAAGATATATCAGGACAAGTGAAGAATTTCTCGGTGAGAGATAGATTTACGGAAGCTGGGAAAAGCGCGGCAGATTATGGTAAACAGGAATTGAATAAAGTAGCTAACCGTTTAAGTAATGAATTTAGTGATTTAGAGGAACAAGCTACTAGTAGAGTACCAACTTCAGCAGTAACTACAGCTAACATTTTATTAAATTCAGGTAGTTATCCAGATTAGCAAACTGTATTCCTCATCACTAATGTCAGGTAATAACCAAAGAATGATTTAATAAGGAATTGGGTTTGGTTCGTTAATTTATCATATTGATCTATATAGTTTACATCAGTAAGTACTTTCTGCAAAAGAACCTCAACCTGTTGTTTGAAGAATACTTTTGAAGTAGTTCTCTTAATTCCCATGAGACTCTTTACTCGATCATAATATGCATCCCCACAGATAGAATCTACACTCTTAACATCTTTGATAAATAACTCTAGTATAATTTTGATATTATCAGAATATTTTATATCAACTAACTGATTAACAATTATAGTAGTAAGAGAAGTACTGACCTTAGTTAATTTCTTGGCTTCATCCATTGCTTTTCTATCTTGAATTTTATACACTGTAATCTTTTTAACAACTGCATCAACTGCTCTAGATGTTTTTTCTAATGTCTGATATTGATAATCATCCCCTTCCTCTGGTTCAAGAGGAGTCTTTAACCCAGATCCTTCTCTACTTGCCTTATAATAAGTCTCTCCGAAACTCCTTACACTCTGAGATAATCTATGTCGACTCTCCTGAATGAATTTTGAAATAATCATTGGTTCCAGATCTATTATTTCCTTTGCAAACTTTCTTTGCATCTCTTTGGAAATATAGAAAACTGCATTTGATATACTCTTTTCTCTAGAGAAAAGGTGGGTCTTTGCTAAATGTTCTAGAGTATATTTGAATACATCCGGGTTGCAATATTTTATTTGTCGACGAATGAGATTCCCATAATATCTAATACAGAAGAAGGTCATCATAGATGCAAACGAAACATGATCCCTCTTTGTGAGAAAATAATTCATCAGAAAAATATACAGATGTGATTGTGGGTCACTTTGTAGTTGCCACTTAGCTGCCGGAGTTCCTTTGTAGAATGAATAAACCGACTCCCTTACAATCTTATCAGTTACCCCACAAGCATGAAGGAACTCAAAATAATATTTCTTAACCTCTGGATAATAACATGGTTCTGATAAATTGGTTAATTCATTTGCTGTAAATTTATGAACTAACCTTTTTACCTTTGGGTAATCTATTGTAGATTTCTCTAAAAGATTTTTCATTATAGTACCCTAACTTCAATATCATCTGTAGTAAAATAAATGTAATCCGGCCCATACTCTAATAATTGCTGCTCAGTCATATCCCTCAAATCAAAGTTGAAGAAGATACTTGATTCAGGTTCTATGAGTCTACAGTGATCAACACCAATTGTCCCCTGAACTATATCTACAATTTCTGATCGGTATAGATATGTATTAGAACCAAATCTACTTGTGAATTCTGTAACAAGAGCAGATTTGATTGTGTTACTTAATTCAAGGTTAGATGCAGTTGCAGTAGATGATTTGAATACATCCATTGTAATTTGCAAAGGAATTTGATAATTTGGAACAACCCAACCGGTCTCAGTATAGATGTATTTCTGTCTTTGACTCGTAACTGAAACCATATCATCTGTTGATGCTGAAGAGAATGTCCAAGTTATACTCGTAGAATCTGTACATTGGGCAATTTCATCTTTATGTCCTTCCCATAGACTACCTGTATAATTACTTTCATATCCATTAATAATATACCTATCACCCACAGAAGGAGTAAGTGGCACCGAAGACTGAGCAATATCTGCAACAGACGAAATGTTGATTTCGTTGTGTTGCATATTGGTTACAATTCCGTGTGTATTTGTAAATTTCAGATTTACAAAATCTGTCAACATTCTATATCCAGAGAATTCCATTGTGGAAACAAGAGTCTGGAGAACATTCAATTCAAATGCCTGGACATTAGCAAGAGTCAATGCATCATACCAACTCTTTCTTATAACAGGGATGTCATAAATAGTAGTAACACTTGTTTCATCAGTTGAAATATTAGACATCATAAAAGCATCGAGAGATTTTCTTATAGTCAATATGCTAGAATATCTTGCAATGTTTCCGTGAACAGGATGACTAATTGTAAAATAACATGTCAATTCACCCTCTGGAATATTTGAATAATTAGAGAATGTGTAATTGAATGTTGAAGTTGAATCATTATTCACCATAGCGAAAGTTTCACTTGTTTCATGTATTTCCAACTCGCATGTGCATAAGTTAGTATCTACTTCAGGAGATTGATAATGAGCGTCAAATGTAACAGTATTTCCTGTTCTATATACCAACAGATTATCAATTACAATATCATATGTTGACGAATAAGTTCTAACAAGGAGAGGTGATAAATTCAATTGATACATAACATATTCATAGTACGCTTTCTTATTTAAAGTATGATCAATTGTCATATCAAAAACTGTAGTGTATTCTTCAGAATCAACAGTAATTGTCAATCCCCTATCTATGCTAGTAGTTGTTATAGGTATTTGATGTAAAACATTTCTTGTTGGAACAATATCATTATTAAAGTCTAAAGCAATGTATAACTGAATTTCATTGACATTTAAGTCAGATCTTTTAAGAACAGCAATTGAATTTGTCTGAATTGGTGAATTAGGAATTATAACATCAACATTTGTATAATCTACCTCAGAGACAAGTCTACCTAATGCAGTTAGATTAGCAATTGCATTAGATCTAATTTCTTCTATTGATTCTTCATCTGATCCACCGGATGCTGATGATGGATTAGTTACAGAATATGAAACAACCTGAGCTAAACCAGCTGGTGTTGTGGTGTATATTCTATCACCTTTTGTAATGGAACCAGCAATTGCATTTCCACTTGAACCATCTGTTTCTAAAACTGTAACTCTTACTGTAGCACCTGTTGGTGGTTGTTCACCAATTAAACCATTTCCGAAATATAGTTTTCTACCACTATCTGTTCTACGAGAAACATATCCATAATCAGTGGCAGACATTAGGTATAGACTTGAAAATTCATTATATATTCTCCAAGAACCATCACCCGGATCACGAACATTAACGATCATAGAAGAAACTTGTCCAGTTAGAGGAACATCAATTGTTGAGAATTGATATGTTTGAAGATCTTCTGGAATTTGGAATTCTTGAACATTAGATTGATATTGTCGAAGAGGAAGTATGAACTGAAAACTTTCTCCTGCAACTGCAGTATAAGGAATATTGTAGATTTTACCTGATTCTGTCATTATAATTGAAACAGTACTATTATTTATTACTGTTATTGCAGTATCATAAAAAGTAACAAACTCAATACTACCAGCTTTGAAAACTGCACCACTTGGGATACTAAAACTAGCTGAAGCTACAGAAAAATTCAATGGTATTGTTAAAAGTATATTAGTTGTAGCATAAGAAGCTTCTTGTGTATTATAACCAAGGAATGCTGATAAATTGAAAACAGATTCTGGTAGCTGAGCTTTCGTCAGGAAGAATTCTCTATAAACGGAAGATTGATAAAATAGCAGGTTTGAGGTAAGTGTTGATATGATATCAATTAAAAACGAAAGAAACGAAGACTTGGTTAAATCCACATTCTCTAGTTCAAGATAGTGTTTAACATAATTAACTATCTGACTTCGAGTCTGGTCCCTATCTAAATGAATCTGTCCTGATAATGTTGTTTCTGCCATTTACATCTTTTCCTTTTATATAATGAAATAGTATCCAGAATTATCATCCCACGCCGATTTCAAATTTGCTCTAAGACTTTCATTTTTAACTAATAATTTGGTTAAGGTAGTTGACCTAGAAAGAGTATGAACCTTTTTATCATAGTCGAAGAATACCATTGTATTCTCAACTTGTTGATCTATCTCTGTGGTAGTTCTACTTTGTTCAGTTTCAATCTTTACTTTCCAGAATCGTTTATCGGTGTTTGCTGAAATTTCAACTCCGGATACTTTATATAGAGGGTAAACATTATTCGTTGGTCGGAGGTATGATTGCTCTAATTTAATAACATCATTGGGATACGGAGTTAACCCATATGAACTAGGAATAACAAAACTGGTTGTATTCTCTTTAACTTCACCAATATCTTGTCCATCAAATGAAGTTGCTATCTCATCAATGAAATACACAGGGAGAAGAAGATATTTATTAAATTTAACTCCAGTTAGAGTTCCAATTTTCTCGTAGTAACCCCCATTTAACAATTCATCATCCCAAACAGTTTCAGGAACATTGATATTATAATATGTTACTAAAAAGGCAACAGAATGTTTACTATAATAG